GCAAGCGTGATCGTCCCGCTGCTGGTGATCGGGCCGCCCGATGTAGTTAGACCCGTCGTGCCGCCGCTAACGGCAACCGACGTGACAGAGCCGAGCGAACCGCTGTTGGATGCGAGGAGCTTAACAGTGCCCGCCGCATTCTTGAAGTACAACGTCTCGTCAGTCAAGTTGATGGCAAGCTCACCCGCAGCAAGGTTGCCAGAGGTCGGGACAGCAGCCGCCGTACTCGTCCTATATAATTGAATTGGCGTGAAATTTGTAGCCGACATTAAAAAGTACCTCCGTCAATGCCGCCCCAAGACGGTGCAGATGTGTTGTTAGATAGCAGAACTTGACCTGTAGTTCCAGTTGAAGTGAATGCGTATGCCGTTCCTGTGCCGTAGGCGACAGTTCCAGCGGTAGGAGTGGCGCTCCCGTTCGTCCCACCATTGGCGATGGCGACAACGCCAGTGACGTTTGAGGCCGTGCCCGTCGTGTTCTGGTTGAGCGTCGGCACGTCTGCGGCAACGATAGCGCGGAACGTCGGCGCGCCCGCCGAGCCGTTCGGTGCGGCAAGGACCGTGTTGGCCGTCTGCGACGCGAAATTGGACGGCAGGACGGCGAGCGTCCCACCGAGTGTCAGCGAACCTGTTGACGTCACTGTGCCGCTCAGGCTCAGGCCGCTGACTGTGCCGGTGCCTGAGACTGACGTCACCGTACCTACGTTAGATGTGAAGCCCGAAGGGTTACTCGCGGGATACGCACCTAAATTCGTTAGGGCGGTGGCTGCGTCTGTCGCGCCAGTGCCGCCGTTTGCAATGGCCAGTGTGCCGCCAAGCGTAAGCGTGCCCGACGTCGTGATCGGCGAGCCAGTAAACGAAAGGCCAGTCGTGCCGCCAGATGCGGCGACAGACGTCACCGTGCCCGATGCGCTGTCGTTCGACGTGATTGTGAAGTTAGGGTACGTGCCCGTAACAACAGTCGTGCCCGCGCCGGTCAACGACACGATTTGATCGGGCGCGGTGTTGACGACGTTGATAGAGCCTGAAATGGTGATCGGCCCACCGGAGACGCTGATGCCTGTGCCTGCCGTCAAGTTGACGCTGGTCACCGTGCCTGTGCCGGTGATAGTCTGCCAGAACGGAGGAGCCGTGCCGCCAGCCGAGACCAGAACCTGACCCGCGCCGCCCGCCGTGGGGGTCAAGTACAGCTTGTCATTGCTGGAATATGCGATGGCACCGACAACAGGAGACAGACTGTTGCCGGTGCCGCCACGGGACAAGGGGAGCACGCCTTGAGTTTCCGTGGTGTCGCTCAGGTCCACCGCAGGGTGGACGTGATCTTCACGCGCGGCAACAGTCGAGACGCCGGGTGATCCGGGACCGAGAGGCTCAGGCGTTGTGCTTGAAAAGTTTACGGCGAAGGAACGGTTGGCAGAGAGGTCTCCGCCGCCCGTCAGACCCGCGCCAGCCGTGATTGTGCGGCTGGTTGGGACGTAATTCGCAAGAACAATCGGTGCCAAGGTCGCGGCAGTGACGCGCCCCTGTGCGTTGATCGTGAGGACCGGCACGCTGTCGGCCGCACCGTAAGTGGCAGCCACAACGCCTGTGGTGGTCAGCATGCTGTCGTCGACGCCGCTCGGCAGTATGAAGAGCGTGCGGTTGGCAGACAGGTCTCCGCCGCCGCCCAGACCGCTGCCTGTATTGATTAGTCGCGTGGACGGCACCGCGCCAACGGCGGCGATGTTCGCAAACTGGACCTTGTAGGTTTGCCCGTCGATGATGTACGGCAGGTAGCCGAGTGTGCTCGACCCCAGATATTCTGGCAGGCCGGTGACGCGGGTCGGGATGAGATTTGTTGGGACGTTGCTCAAAACTCATCCTCATCAAAAAAGATTAAGTAATCTTCGCTGTCCTCGGTGATGAGAAACTGTTCGCTGTTTTGCGCGATGAAACCCGCTGGGTTCGTTGCGAGCGGCACATCTGGACGCAGGAATGGCAGCAGGAGGTTGTCCGGCTGGCGGGCGGGGAGGCGATACGGGTCGTACTGGTCGCGATCCTTCTCGCAAACCAACAGGCCGGGGTAATTCGGGTCGGGCAGCAAGTCGTCCAGCGGCATCTTGATGGAGCAGCGCCCACATATGCCGATTGCCAGCGTCGTATTGCCGCGTGTGTTGAGGTAGCGGGGCATCAGCCGTCCAGCGCCACGTCTGGGCGCGGAAAGCGCAGGGTGATGTCCTCTGGCTGCCGTGGAGGCTCGCGCCACGGGTCGTATTCGTCCACGTCGTCGATGCAGACCTTCAGGCCCGGTATATTGTGGTCGCTATACAGGTCGTCGATAGGAAACTTACGCTTGCAGCGGTCACAAATGCCGATGCCGAGGTGGTTTCGCCCGATGGTGTTGATATATCCCTCAACAGCCATGATTTTACCTTGTGTACGGCGAAATGTTGGGGGCAATCATCATCGGGCTGTTGTCGCGCTCTTCCATCTGCGCGATGTACAGGGCCGAGGCCGCCTTTTGGTCGAGTAGCGGTATCAGGCTGACGTCAACCTCAACCAGCTCGAGCGCCATCTTGGCCGCCAAGCCAGCAACGATAGCCTCCAGCCAGCGCTGTGGCACTTCAACTTCCTGCGTCATGGTGCCTACGTCCATGATCTGGCGCTGCGCCCAGACGACGATCTGTTGCGTCTCGGCCTCGTCGTTTGGCACCGGCCACATGTTCATGACGGGCGACAGTGACTGGCGATCGAGCCAGTATTGCAGCGGCCTGTTGGACAAAAACGCCTTATTTGGCAAATTGGTGTAGTCGTCGCGGTTCATGCGCGCCAGTGGGATTTCTGTGGGTGTGTTGCCCATGTATACCTGCGAGTATGACAGCGTGCCACTGGTGGCGAGAATGCGGAAGTAACGCGATGCGACTACCGTGGCGAGGTCGAACCACGTCCACATGCCCGCCGATGCGCTTGGCGTCTCCGTCTGCACGGTCGTCCACGCCGCGCCATCGTCGCTACGTTGCAGGGCGATCGGAACGGCGGTGCCAGACCACTTGATGCCGACGGTCGACACAACGATGTCCGAAGTGAAGTCCGTCAGGCGGAAGGTTGGCTGTATGGTGTTTATGCCAGTAACTTGCTGGAGCCAGCGTAGGTTACTGTTCAATATATCGACAGTGCCCCCGTACGTCGTGATCTGGGCCAGTCCGTTATATAGGGGATATATGGTGCGCTGGATGCACCAGAGCGGCGTGCCTTGGTTGGCCAAGTCGGAGAGGAGCAGATACAACTGGTCGTTGGCTATGTCGATGTGCTCGGCGGTGACTTGCTGCGCCGACAATTTGCATCTACGAATAGCGTTATCAATAACGCGCCGCGTGTTAAAAACCGTTTGAGATACTGTGTTTGAATAGGCCATTAATTTACGCTCGCTTGTTCAAGACAGCAGCTTGCGTACTGGCACAAGCAATTCTGGCGCGCCCCTGATACCAGAGACTTGCCTCGCTGTAAACTACGCACTTAAATCAAAAGACTGACGTGGACTTTCTGTGACGACCATTGACATGCGTGGGGTTTCCGTGACTTTAATTGTTGCGCGGGGTTGTTCTTTGGGCGGCGGTATTGGTATGCGTGAAGTTTCTGTGACTTGAAACGTCCCGCGAGGTTGCCCTTCGGGGACAACCATCGCCGCGCGCGGTGCCTCTGTAACTTGAATTGTTGCGCGAGGTTGCTCGCTGGGTGGCGGCATAGGCTGGCGCGGGGTTTCTGTGACTTGGGTCGCCTCGCGTGGTTGCTCCTCTGGGGCCGGCATAGGTTGGCGCGCCCACGGCGGTTCGAAGTTTGAGGGCGGGAAGCCTACCAAATACGCACCGAAGAACACGCTGGCATTGACAACCAGCGTCGGCTCGATCTGTCGGTCCGTCTGCACGATTACGGCAGAGTAGAATGTATTGGTGTTGTCGTAACGCGCGGGCGTGACTAGGTTCGCCGCGCCGACCGTCGCCGCGTAGAACTCATTTTCGTTGTCGTAGCGGTCGGCCACGAGCGTGACGGTGCCACGCGTTACTGTGGCCGCGTAGAATGTGTTCGGGTTGTCGTACCGCGCGGGTGTGAGTGGGTTTACCGCGCCGACCGCCACTGCGTAGAATGTGTTCGCGTTGTCATACCGCTCAGGGGTGAGCGTAATAGCGCCGGGGGTTACCGTGGCGGTGAAGAAGTTGTTCAGATTTGCAAAGAGCGCGGGCGACAGCGTGTTTGAGGTAGATACGCTACTAGCGTAGAATGTGTTCGTGTTGTCGTACCGCGCAGGGACGAGCGCGGTAGATATTGTTACCGTGTAGAACGTGTTTGTGTTGTCGTACCGCGCAGGCGTGATCGAAACCGCGCCGGGGATTACCGCGGCGGTGAAGAAGTCGTTGTCGTTTTCATAGTAGCCCGGCCAAAGCGTGACCGTGCCAACAGTTACAGTGGCCGCGTAGAACGTGTTCGTGTTGTTGTAACGCGCAGGGGCGAGCGTGTTGCTCGCCGCTACCGCAGGCGCGTAGAACGTGTTCGTGTTGTCGTATCGCGCGGGGGCGAGTGTTGTCGTTGCCTCGCCTAGACCAAAGGATGACCCCCAAGCCTCGCCGAACGAATTACCCCAACTTAGGCTGGCCCCCACGGCACATCCCCCGTTCCGTCACCGTCAACAGTTATTCTGTTGATCAGTGCGATGTTCACATCTGGTGGATTGGTGTTCATGGCGGCCACGATAGCATCCGCCAAAGTTTGATAGTCAATGTTGCCAGACGCAGCCGCATTTAGTTTTTGGCCCATCGTTCCGTTGACGTTGAACTGTGCTGCCAATGTGCTCCATACTGCTGCTGCAAGGCTTTGTGGAGACAACTCTGATTGCCCTGTAATATCCGCCGCAAGTCTACCCGTAGCGTATGGCACGACAGCCAGCGTGCCTGTACCAGCTAGATTAGCTTGGACAGACGCAAAGGCCGTGAGAGTAGCAGCAACAGCGCCAGCACCAGTAAGCTGGTTGCTGAACATGAACAGCGTGCCAACTAAAGATGGCGGCGGCGTTACATCGCCCGCACCTGTAAGCGATGCGATAAGCTGGGCAATCAGCGTTAGGTTGCCGTTGGTAATGTCTCCCGCGCCAGACAGGTTAGCATCGGATGGCAAGCCACCAGCTAAGTTACCCCCCGATACGCCGTTGCCATAAATCTGATTGCTGCTGCCGATCTGTCCAGCCTTTTGCGGAATGAACCACGACAGGGTGGGGTAGCTACCATTGGGCAAAGCATATAACTGCAATGCCGTAGTAGTCATATCCTGCATCATGCGATTTCGGCGGCGACCAGACTGCACAAAATTACTCTGATTACCCGCTTGGAGCGCGGCAGTGTTACCCGGGCCACCCGCACCGATATATTTTAGCGGTAACTTATTAAAGTTAGAGTAATTGCCGACAAGCATATTAGCCCCACGCTACATCGATTGAGCCGTAGAAAGCAGAGTTAACAGGAGTTGCAGCACCAGCATACATTAACCACTGAAGGTTTGCGCCATCAATAATCTGGGGCATTGAAGGAAGCTGATTAACTAAGTCGCGTTCTGACGCTACGCCCACTGTGGTAATGGGCAGAGTGAAAATTGGTTTAGCCAAGATCACAACCAAAGAACCAGATGTCATTGTCGCTGACAGGTTTATTGATTGAACGGAACGGATGCCTGTATCACCCGCAGCAAGAGGTATGAAAGGGCCAACTTTACCAGCACCCGTACCTGAATAAATAACTGAGCCAACAGGCGCAGCAGTGTTAGCAATCGGCAGCGTTGGTGATGATGGCGTTAAGCGACCTGCTGTACCCGCAGCGTTCGTATAGCCTAGCTGAATGGTTGGTGTACCCGCGCCCATAACAACAGAAGGAACAATGAACGCTTGAACGCCAGCACCTGTTGGATAACGAGGCAGCGTCTGTGTACCAGTGAATGACTGTGCACCTGTGGTGGTAACAGTAGAAACTGTAAACATTGCCACTTGGTCAACAAGCATAAGGGTAGCTGGTGCGGTAGTGGCTGCTGCTGAAAATGCAGATACGTTCAATACGTTCTTGATTGATGGCGCTACGTTACCGCCAGTATACAAGCCGTTTGGCGCTGCCGTGCCTGTGATTGTCTGCGATGTAACAGTCTGCGAAATACTGACGTTGTAAGTACCGCCGTTGTTCGCGCCCGTACCTGTACCAAGCGAGGTAATATAAGTACCCGCAGTTACG